TTTTAGAAATAGCCACGCCGCAAGATGCTGATGCTTTGATGGCTGAGTTTACAGAATGGTTAGAAAATAAAACGCTTCCAACAGAAGAAGACTACTTGGCGGCGTTGGGTCCGTGCGGGAAATGACTGGAAAAAATAAAAAAACGGCTCCGCAGGAGATGAGTGAGCTGGATAAGTTGATGGCCACGCTAAAGCCTAATGAGCAGGAGCAGTTGTTAGTAGATGTGGAGAACTATCGCAAGGCGCTGGAGAGGGAAAAGTGTCAGGATAGTTTCATGGCCTATGTAAAGAAGATGTGGCCGGGGTTTATACATGGGCGGCACCATGCTTTATTGGCTAAGAAGTTTGAAGATGTGGCGAACGGCAAGATTAAGAGGCTGGCGATCTCGCTTCCTCCACGGCATACCAAGTCTGAGTTTGGGTCGTACCTGTTTCCTTCGTGGTTTTTGGGTAAATTTCCCGGAAAGAAGGTAATGCAGGCGTCTAACACTGGTGAACTGGCTGTTGGTTTTGGCCGTAAGGTGCGTAACTTGGTGATGTCAGAGCAGTATGCTGAGATTTTTCCTGATGTTTCGCTGCGGCAGGACTCGAAAGCGGCTGGTCGGTGGTCTACTAACCACGACGGTGAGTATTTTGCTATTGGCGTAGGCGGTACGATGACCGGCCGAGGCGCGGATATTGTGATTATTGATGATCCTCATACTGAAGGTGAGGCTGCTTTGGCTGCCCATGACCCGTCTGTGTATGACCGATCTTATGAATGGTACACATCCGGCCCGCGTCAGCGTCTCCAGCCTAACGGGGCGATCATCATCATTGCTACGCGGTGGTCTGAGCGGGATTTGATTGGCCGAGCACTAAAAGATGCAGCTGAACGGGGAAAGATTGAAGAGTGGGACGTGGTTGAACTGCCTGCGATCATGCCTTCGGGTAATGCTTTATGGCCAGAATACTGGTCTTTGGATCTGCTGGAGGCTTTGAAAGAGGAATTGCCTCCTAGTAAGTGGAATGCACAGTACCAGCAGGCGCCGACCGGAGAAGAGGGCGCGATTGTGAAGCGTGACTGGTGGCAAGTATGGAAAAAGGACGAGCCGCCGCCTTGTGATTTCATCATTCAGGCGTGGGATACGGCTTTTACAAAGAACGACCGGTCTGACTATTCGGCGTGTTCGACGTGGGGTGTGTTCTATTTGAATGACGACACAGCCCAGCCCAACATTATTTTGCTGGACTGCTTCCAAAAGCGGATGGAGTTTCCAGAGCTGAAGGAAAAGGCGCGGTCGCACTATGAAGAGTGGCAGCCAGACGATTGCATCATTGAGGCCAAGGCATCTGGGGCGCCGCTGATCCAAGAACTGAATAAACAGGGTGGAATGTTTATCCGTGGGTATACGCCGACGCGTGGAAAAGCAGGACAATCGAACGACAAGATTGCTCGACTGAACATAATTGCCCCGATTTTCCAAGGCGGTAAGGTTTGGGCGCCAGAAACTCGCTGGGCTCAGGAGATGATTGAACAGATGGCAGCGTTTCCAAATGCTGTACACGATGACTTGGTTGATACCGCTGTGATGGCGGTTACTAGGTTTCGACAAGGCGGATTTTTAAGACTAGAATCCGACGAACGTGAAGATATAGCCGGCTTCCGTAAGGCCCGCTCTTACTACTGACAGGAACAAATATGGCAATGGATAAAGGTTTGTACGAGGCTCCAAAAGGACTCGAAGAACTGGCGGCTTACAACGAAACGCCCGGCATTGAGATTGAAATCGAAGATCCAGAGGCTGTACATATTAGTATGGACGGCTTGGAAATTAGTATGGAGAAGGAAGAACCTTCGGACGAAGACTTTGATGCCAACCTTGCAGAGTATTTGCCAGAAAGCGTGCTGGCTGAACTGGCTTCAGAACTTATTTCTGACTTTGAAGAAGATCTTTCATCTCGCAAAGACTGGATTCAAACCTATGTTGACGGCCTAGAGCTACTTGGCCTCAAGATTGAAGAGCGTTCCGAGCCGTGGGAAGGCGCTTGCGGTGTATATCACCCACTGATGTCCGAGGCTTTGGTGAAGTTCCAAGCCGAAACGATGCAGGCTACGTTCCCAGCTTCTGGGCCAGTCAAAACGCAGATCATCGGCAAAGAAACGCCAGAGAAAAAAGCCGCAGCGGTTCGTGTTCAAGAGGATATGAACTACCAGCTGACGGATGTGATGAACGAATACCGTCCTGAGCATGAGCGCATGTTGTGGGGCTTGGGTTTATCAGGTAACGCGTTCAAGAAGGTGTACTTTGACCCTAGTTTGGACCGTCAGGTATCAATTTTTGTTCCGGCTGAAGACTTAGTTGTGCCTTATGGCGCCTCTGATCTAGCATCTGCACAACGTATTACGCATGTAATGCGCAAAACAGAAAACGAAGTGCGTCGTTTGCAGGTGGCGGGCTTTTGGCGCGATGTTGATCTGGGCGAGCCAGAGAACACACTAGATGAAGTAGAGAAGAAGATTGCCGAGAAGATGGGTTTCCGTGCAAGCATGGATGACCGCCATAAGATTCTTGAAATCTGCGTTGACTTGGATCTGAAAGGCTATGAACACACCGACGACGACGGCGAGCCAACAGGCGTTGCTATCCCTTATATTGTCACGCTTGATAAATCAAGTGGCGAAGTTCTGGCTATCCGAAGAAACTGGGAGCCAGACGATAAGACCCAGCAAAAACGACAGCACTTTGTACATTACGGCTACATCCCCGGCTTTGGCTTCTATTGCTTTGGTCTCGTACATCTTGTAGGCGCGTTTGCTAAGTCAGGTACATCACTGATCCGCCAGTTGGTAGATGCTGGTACTTTGAGCAACTTGCCCGGCGGCTTTAAAGCCCGTGGTATGCGCGTCAAGGGCGATGACACACCGATTGCACCCGGCGAGTTCCGTGATGTGGACGTTCCAAGCGGCACCATCAAAGATAACTTGATGACTCTGCCGTACAAGGAGCCAAGCCAGACTTTGTTGGCTTTATTGAACCAGATTGTTGAAGATGGCCGCCGCTTTGCCAACGTTGCTGACATGCAGATCAGTGATATGTCGGCAAACAGCCCAGTCGGTACAACACTGGCCATCTTAGAGCGCACATTGAAGGTGATGTCGGCTGTTCAAGCCCGTGTTCACTTCTCAATGAAGCAAGAGCTGAAGCTTTTGAAAGTCATCATTGCTGACTACACGCCAGAAGACTACGACTATGAGCCAACCGAAGGCAGCCGTCGCGCTAAAAAGTCGGACTATGAAAACGTAGACGTTATTCCGGTCAGCGATCCAAATGCGGCCACTATGGCCCAGAAGATTGTTCAGTACCAAGCCGTGTTGCAGTTGGCACAGTCTGCCCCGCAGATGTACAACATGCCTTTGTTGCACCGTCAGATGCTTGAAGTGCTCGGTATTAAAAATGGTAACAAACTGATCCCGATGGAAGAGGATCAAAAGCCAACGGACCCAGTAAGCGAGAACCAAAACATCTTGATGATGAAGCCCGCAAAGGCATTCCTGTATCAAGATCATCAGGCTCATATTACTGTGCACATGTCCATGATGAACGATCCAAAAGTTGCCCAGTTGTTGCAAAACAACCCGCAAGCCAAACAGATGCAGGCCGCCATGATGGCCCACATCAATGAACACTTGGGCTTTGAGTATCGTAAGCAAATGGAGAAGCAGTTGGGCATGGTATTGCCAGCTCAGTTTGACGAGTCTGGCGAAGAGGACCACATGTCTCCAGAAATTGAGGCGCGTCTTTCACCATTGTTGGCACAAGCAGCTCAACAGCTGTTGCAGTCCAACCAATCTCAAGTAGCCCAGCAAGCAGCTCAGCAAAAAGCTCAAGATCCGTTGGTCCAGATGCAACAACAAGAGTTGCAGCTCAAAGCGCAAGAGATCAAGATCAAAGAGCAGAAGATGCAAATTGATGCTGCTGCAAAAGAAGACCAGATGGAGATTGAACGCGAGCGTATTTCATCCCAAGAGCGGATTGCCGGAGCTCAAATCGGTGCAAAAGTACAAGCAGACAAGATGCGTAACAGTGCACAGCAACAGGCCGAAGGCTTACGGATTGGCGCAGACGTGGCCAAAAACAAAGCACAAATGGAGTCATCCATGCTCAAAGACATGATGACAGAAAAGCAGCCGACAAAAGGTAGCACATGACAGCTTTAGAACTTCTAGTCAAACAACTGGACGAACAGGCTTCGTATCTCCGAGAGGGGCTCAGCTTAGGCCGGGCCTCAACCTTCGAGGAGTACAAAGGAACTTGCGGCGAGATTAAAGGTCTGCTGGTCGCAAAGGGATACATATTAGACCTCATGCAACACATGGAAACCTCAGATGACTAACCAATTCAACCTTCAAGCGGTTGACCTGTCCGGCATTCTCAACAAGGATGTGGACCAAAAGGCAAAGCAGCTGCCTGATCCAAAAACGTTTCACATTCTCTGCGTCGTCCCAGAAGCGATGGAAGAGTATGCAGAAAGCAAGTTGATTAAATCAAGCCAAACGATGCACTATGAAGAAGTGCTGACGCCAGTATTGTTTGTGGTCAAGCTTGGCCCAGACGCCTACGCAGATAAGTCTCGTTTTCCAAACGGGCCGTCTTGCAAGGAAGGTGATTTCATCATCGTCCGTCCAAACTCAGGCACGCGTATGAAAATTCACGGGCGCGAATTCCGAATCTTAAATGATGACTCGGTTGAAGCGACAGTGGAAGATCCTCGCGGTATTACTCGCGCATCGTAAGGAGCAACCATGTCAGAATTTAAATTTCCAGATGAACTTGGCCTTGAAGGCGAAGGCAGTAAAAAAGAAATCGAAATCGAAATCGAGGACGATACCCCGGTTGAAGACCGCAACAAAGAACCAATGCCAAGAGAGATCGTCGATAAGCTTGATGCTGACGAACTTGAGGAGTATGACGGCGCGGTAAAGGAAAAACTCAAGCAGATGAAGAAGGTCTATCACGATGAACGTCGTGAGAAAGAGCGTGCGCTCCGTGACCAGCAAGAAGCTATTACCTTTGCCAAGCGTATCGCAGAAGAGAACAAGCGCATCAAGCAGATGTTCTCCTACGGCGAAAGAGAGTATGCAGAAACTCTGAAGACGTCAGCCGAAATGTCACTTGAAATGGCCAAGCAGGACTATAAAAAGGCCTACGAGGAAGGTGACACAGACAAGGTAATTGACGCCCAGCAGCGTATGCAAGAAGCAAACATGCGTGTAATGCAGGCTAAAAACTTTAGACCTACTGCTTTACAGGAAGAGAATTTTGAGGTACAAACTCAACCTGAGCAAGTTCAATCTGTTCCGAAACCTGACAATAAAGCTATGGCGTGGCAAGAGCGCAATAACTGGTTTGGTCAAGATGAGGAAATGACAGCATCTGCTTTGGGCTTACACGAAAAGCTCAAGCGTACTGGTGTCGAGATTGGATCTGACGAGTATTACGCGACATTGGACAAGACAATGCGCAAACGCTTCCCTGAGAATTTCGAGGAAGCACAAGAGGAAGAATCTTCAAGGGCTGAGCCAGTACGAACCAAACCCCGTACCGTTGTCGCCCCGGCAGTCCGTAGCACAGCTTCAAACAAAGTAAAGCTGAGCCCAAGACAAGTTGAACTAGCCAAAAAATTAGGTTTGACACCGGAACGTTATGCACTTGAAATTAAGAAATTAGAGGCCCAAAATGTCTGAAGTTACACAAACACGTAAACCACGCGAAGCTGATTCGCGCTCTGTCGCTGCACGCCCAACTGCGTGGCGTCCACCAGAGACCCTGCCAAGTCCTGACCACCGAGATGGTTGGACGCACCGTTGGGTTCGATTAAGTAACGTCGGTGTTGCGGACCCTAGTAACATTTCTTCCAAACTGCGCGAAGGATATGAGCCCTGCAAAGCAGAAGAGTATCCTGAGATGATGATGCACGCCACTACTGAAGGTCGCTTTAAAGGCAACATTGAAGTTGGCGGGTTGATGCTCTGTCGTATTCCGTCGGAGTTCTTGGAGCAGCGGTCAGCGTATTACGCCAGCCAAAACCAAGCTCAAATGGAATCCGTAGACAACAACTTTTTACGCGATAGTGATCCTCGTATGCCCTTGTTTGCGGACAAGAAATCGAAGGTTACTTTCGGAACTGGTTCTTAAAATTTCTGGAGTCACAAATGGCATTTCCTACCGTTTCGGCACCATACGGCCTAGAGGCTATCAACTCGCTTGATGGCAAGCCCTATGCTGGTGCAATTCGACAAATCCCAATCGCTGCTGGTTTCGGCACCGCTATTTTCAATGGCGATACCGTTCAAATCAACGCTGATGGCTATTTGATTAAATCAACCTCTACCAACGCTGGCACTATTGTTGGTGTTTGCATGGGTGGTCAGTACGTTAACTCGTCTAGCCAAACCGTTCAAGCCCAGTACATCCCTGCATTGGCTTCTACAGCTGCTAACCCAGCTTACGCTTACGTTGTGGACGATCAACAAGCTTTGTTCAAAGTGGCCGTTGTTACCTCTGGTACAACTATGGGCACCGCGAGCCGCGCTGATGTTGGTTCTAACGTGGCTTTGGTGTTGAACGCTGGTTCTACTACTACTGGTAACTCAGCTTTTGCTGTGACTTTGACCGGTGCTGGTACTACTGCAACCATCCCATTGCGCGTTATCGACGTGGTTGAGCAAACTGCAACTGCCCCCGGTGTTTACGCCGAGTTGTTGGTGAAGATCAACGCCCACCAATACAACAACACCACTGGTGTTTAAGGAGTAAATTACTATGGCTATTTCACGCGCACAACTGCTCAAAGAATTGCTTCCCGGCCTGAACGCTTTGTTCGGCATGGAGTACGCACGCTACGGTGAGCAACACAAAGAGATCTACGAAACCGAAACTTCTGAGCGTAGCTTTGAAGAAGAAGTTAAGTTGTCTGGTTTCTCCGCTGCTCCAGTGAAGAACGAAGGCTCTGCAATCTCTTACGACAATGCACAAGAAGCATGGTCAACTCGCTACAACCACGAGACTATCGCTCTCGGCTTCTCCATCACTGAAGAAGCTGTGGAAGATAACTTGTATGACAGCCTGTCTGCCCGCTACACCAAGTCTTTGGCTCGCGCCATGGCTTATACCAAGCAAGTCAAAGCTGCTGCCGTGTTGAACACCGGCTTTAACGGCGCCTATGCTGGTGGTGACGGTGTATCGTTGTTTGGTTACAACAGCGCTAACGCTCTGGTTAACCATCCTCTGGTTTCTGGTGGCACCAACGCCAACACTCCATCTACTCAAGCCGACTTGAACGAGACTTCTTTGGAAGCCGCCGTTATTCAAATCGCTGCTTGGACTGATGAACGTGGTCTGTTGATCGCTGCCAAGCCAAAGAAAATGGTTGTGCCTCCAGCGCTCCAGTTCGTTGCTACTCGTTTGTTGGAAACCAGCCTCCGCGTTGGCACAACTGACAACGACATCAACGCGATCAAGAACAACGGTTCTGTGCCAGAAGGCTACACCGTTAACAACTTCTTGACCGACAACAACGCTTGGTTCTTGACCACAGACGTGCCTAACGGTTTGAAGCATTTCATCCGTACTCCATTGCAAAACAGCATGGACGGCGACTTTGATACTGGTAACGTCCGTTACAAGGCCCGTGAGCGTTACAGCTTCGGCTTCTCGGATGCCCTCGGTATCTTCGGTAGCTCAGGTTCTAACTAATCGTAGAACTTATAGAAAAAGGGGGCTTCGGTCCCCTTTTCTTTTGTACATTTTGGGTGTATATTCAACCCAACCGGAATTTTTCGGTGCGGCAAACAGGTCCGGCTGACCTCATGCAGATTGACGCACCATAACGCATGTTTAGGAGATGCTCATGGCATTCGCAACTCACCTCGGCCCTTGGT